TGACGAAGCACTCAAACGAGGTTACTGGTACAGCCCAAGATTGCATGTGGATCTTTGGGGCAATGGGTGGGGAAAGTAAATGTCTGAAACGAAAAAACGCACAGTGGTAAGGATGTTTACCTATAGATTGACTGCTTGGTTGTTTACAATCTTTTGGACTTACATGTTCACAGGTAATTTAGGAAATTCAGCAGGGTTTGCCACAGCATTGCATATTCTATTGAGTGTTGATTACTACATACACGAACGTATTTGGTTAAAAATTAAATGGGGCAGAACTGATGTTTGATTGGTTTAAGAAAAAGAAAAAAGTCACCAAGCGTGATTCAACTGACGATTTAGTTGACAGCATCAAAGCTGCTGGTACAGTTACTAAGGGCCGAGCAGTTGAATCACCGCCTAAAACTCAAAAGCAACTGGCTACCGAAAAAGGTGAGCCTTATGTGGCTGTACTCAGTATGGATGTGGATCCCAACAACTTGCATCAAGGTGCATTTGAACTAGACTGGAATGAAATCTTTGTAGCACGGTTAGTCAAAGCCGGTTACATGCTAAAGCCCGCCGACAGTGATGGTGAGATTGTGGATCGGTGGTTTCAAAATGTATGTAGGCATGTTGTGATGGAAACATGGGAACAAGAACAAGCAATTAAAAATTCTGGCATGTATGTACAAAAGCGTGACCTTGGTGATGGCCGGAGTGAAATAGGATGATATTCAATCACATTAAAGACCTCAAAGCCGAAGGTAAAAAAATCGGCATCACATTCAGTCAATTTGACTTGCTACATGCAGGGCACATTGCCATGCTGGCCGAAGCAAAGAATCATTGTGATTACTTGATTGCAGGCTTGCAAACAGATGCCAGCGTTGACCGACCAGGAATTAAAAATCCTCCTGTACAAAGCATTATAGAACGTCAGATACAATTGAGTGCTTGTCGTTTTGTGGACGAAATTGTTGTGTATACCACAGAACAAGATCTAATTGACTTGATACTAACCTTGCCAATTGATGTTCGCATACTTGGTGAAGAATACAATGATACCAACTTTACCGGACGCAGCGAAGGTCATGGGCGTCAAATTGAACATGTGTTTAACAGCAGAGACCATTCATTCTCGAGCTCCAGCCTGCGCAAGCGTGTGGTAGCTGCCGAAACAGAAAAAGTGTTACTGCAAAAATGATATTGTATGTGAATGGTTGTAGCCACACATCGGCTGCTGAGGCAGTGGTGCCTGATTGTTTTGCTGTGGACGATGGCCGATATGGTATTGACCGTAGGCCTCATCCAATTAATTTAGAAGCCAGTTGGGGGCGGAATTTGAGCCGAATGCTCAACACTGAATTTTATTGTGACGCCGAAACAGCAGCCAGCAATGATCGCATATTGCGTACCACTAATAATTGGATCCATGAAAACTACGACCGCTTGTATGATACTGTGATGGTAATCCAGTGGACCACGTGGGAACGAGAAGAATGGGTGCATGAAGGCCGATACTATCAAGTCAATGCCAGTGGTGTAGACATGGTGCCACCAGAACTTGAAGCTAGATATCGTCAGTACATTTTGGATGTAAATTGGACTCAAAAAACAGATGAATGGCACAACAAGATATGGCACCTACATTGTCGGTTAAAAGATCTCAATGTGCGGCATGTTTTCTACAGTGGCAACAGTACATTCAGTGATATGCCAAATCAAAGAGATTGGCAAAATCACTACATCCAACCTTACTCAAGAGAACACAGTTGGAATGCTGTACTAAAAAACAACGGATTCGAGCACGTGAATCCCAAAAGCTATCACTTTGGAGCCAATGGCCATAGATTTTGGTCGGAATATGTGTTACAATACTTAAAGCAACACAAACTTCTGGACCGCTTTGATGAAATATCTACTGATTGATACTGCCAACATGTTTTTCCGTGCCCGCCATTCGGCGCACAGGGCCAGTGATACATGGACTAAATTGGGCTTTGCACTACATCTAACTATGATGAGTGCTAACAAGGTAGCCAGACGATTTGGTGTGGATCACGTGGTTTTCGCACTGGAAGGGCGTAGCTGGCGCAAGGACTACTACAAACCCTACAAAGCCAATCGCGCTGTGGCTCGTGGTGCCATGAGCGAAACTGAAGCAGAAGAGGACAAGTTGTTTTGGGAAACCTATGATGAACTGACTAAATACTTGTCTGAGAAAACAAATTGTAGCGTGATTCGTTGTGCAACAGCAGAAGCGGACGATATCATAGGCCGCTGGATTGCACTACACCCCCAGGACGAACATATTATTGTCAGCAGTGATTCAGACTTCGTTCAATTGGTTGCACCCAATTGTCAATTATACAATGGCATAAACGATCACCTGTTCAGTGTTGATGGCGTGACAGATGCCAAAGGCAACAAATTGAGTTTTACAATTGAAAGCAATTCAAAGATTAAAGTAGGCAAAGCTGATAAAGACTTTATGGCTCCAACTGACTATCAGAAGTGGGTGTTGTTCTTGAAATGTGTGCGCGGTGATCCTGGTGACAATGTGTTTTCGGCATATCCTGGTGCCCCTGTAAAAGGCACAAAGAATCGTGTGGGTATTACAGAAGCATTTGAAGATCGCAACAAAAAAGGCTACAATTGGAACAATCTCATGTTGCAACGTTGGTCAGATCACGAAGAAAAAGAACACAAGGTTCTTGACGACTACGAACGCAATGTCACACTAATTGATCTCACAGCACAACCACAAGACATCAAAGATGTAGTAGACACAGTAATCTGTGAACAAATTAGTAACAAAGACATAGGCATGGTAGGCGCACATTTTCTCAAGTTCTGTGGCAAGTATGAACTTACCAAGCTAAGTGATCAAGCAGAGCCAATTGGCCGTTGGCTGAATCAAACGTACAAGGGCGCACTCAGTGACTAATTGGCCTGTGTATACACAGTTGGTGCAACAGAATTATGCCATGATTGATGGATATCATACTTTGGGTATGATCGAATACTACTGTCCAGAAATCAAATTAATTCCATTGGTTGATTGTACTAAACATTCTATCAATGATACCAATTTTGACTGGCTTAAATTTAGTATTGATACTGCTTTAGCAAACAATAAAAAAGTTGCTATTATTGTATATGATGAAGACTGGATGTGGCCGCACAATCAGTCCTTGTTTGATTTGTTAAACAGCTATGTTAATGATTCAGTTTGGTGGGTTACGCAAATTGACCGATTGGAAGAATGGCATGACTATCGCGGTCTTAGTATAAAATGTATTGAGATACCGTGGCTTGCGCTCAACGATTGTATAGCATACACAGAACTACACAAACCACCGGCACTAGACACATCAACGAATCACAACTATTTGTGCATGTTAGGAAGATATGAACCGCACAAGTATGATCTAGGACAAAAACTCTGCACAGAAGATTTGTTGCAATATGGCATGATAACTGTTGCATATCCAAAAGATTACCCCAAGGCGCATTACGCCTGGTCAACTACTAATCCAGTCACGCTATATCCAAAATTAAATAATGCCAATGGAAAAACACAAGCAAATACACAATACGGCAATACATGGGCTAGTGGTAACGTTGAGAACTGGTTGGATCTTGAACCAGCATTTGTTAATGTTCCATTGATGATCAATCCTGATTCAGGCTTTGGTATATTCCAACTGAACGACAAGCATGTTTGGCCGCCACTATTGGGCAAACTATTTTTAATCTACGGTCGTCAGTATGTAATGAGCAGTATACAAAGATTTTATGATATAGATATTAGACGCTATGCAAACTTAGAGTTTGATGATGTGTTAGACCACACACAGCGACTTGAAGCAATGATTGAGTTGAATCGAGATTTGATCAAAAATTGCAAAGACATTTATCAAGAACTAAAGCCCGAACTAGAGCAAGCAAGATGGCAACTAGGTCCAAACTTGTATAAGTTTGTGACTTCACAGTTAGACAAAATTAATTAAGGAGCATTAAAATGATCGTAGCTAAACCAGTGATTGATAATCAATACTGGATCCTCAAACAAAACAATCAAAAGATTGGCAACATTGAAGCCAGTGCAGATGGTTATGTAGTTAAGATTCAAAATCAAGTATCCAACTACAAAACCATGCCCATGGTTAGAGAAGTGATTGACATCATTTTTGAACCTCCTGAAACAGTTACACCATCACTCAATGGCTCAGTGCATGGCTATGATACTGGATGCAAGACCTATAACGGACTGTGGAATGTGCGACTGAAACTGCCGTTGTTTACCAAACAAGACAAATCCAAATCATGGTTTGCAGCCGGTTGGTACACAGTAAAACAACATCGTTCATGGAAGATTGTGCGTAATCCCAAACTGATTGCACTTGAGCGTTACAAGTATCAAGGACCATTTTATACCAAGGAGCAGGCCAATGAATCCCTTTCGTGATCAAGAAAAGTTCATGCGGGCATGTGATCAAACTGTAGACAAGTTCAACGAGGGACAATTTGCCTTGTACACTAATCTTATTACCGAGGAACAACAAGAACTGTTAGAGGCAACACTGTCAGATGACCGTGTAGAACAACTAGATGCCTTGATTGATATTTTAGTTGTTACTATTGGTGCCATACATTCAATGGGTGCAGATGCTGAGGGTGCATGGAAAGAAGTCATGCGTACCAACTTTGCTAAAATTGACAAAAAAACAGGCAAGGTTCGCAAACGTGAAGATGGCAAGGTACTCAAGCCAGTGGACTGGACTCCGCCTAGTTTAAAACCATATATTAAAAAATGAGTTTACATATCAATCGGTTTATTGACTCAATCAAGGCAGCCGAAAGCCGTGGACAAAAAGACCTTATCATGCCTGTCCGTGATGCCAAGGACTTACATGGCGATATAACCAAGTTGTTGTTGGCACTAGAACAATCACGCCGAGAACAGGCCAGTCAAAATGAGCCAATTGAGGTAGTTTTGTCTGGTGGCAGTTTTAAATCTGCATAGTTATTGGGATAAATAAACACGGAGTTTATCTATGTCACGACCCAAGCCACAGGTGTTAATTGAAATCACCAACAAACAAACTTACAAGACCGAGCAAGTGTTGGCCTCGGAAGGCGTATGGGCAGTTTTTTACGAAAACAAACCAATCAACTTAAAAACTTCAAATATGCTTACTCAGTATCCTGGACCCAAGTATAAAAAAGTTTCATTCTCAAATCCCGGGCATGCTAAAAATCTAGCTCGCAAACTCAACACACAGTTTCAAACCACAAAGTTCTCAGTAGTATTATTAACTGCTGGCGATAAAATTTATCCATAACGTATGTTTGACAAATGGCCGACCAAACTCAACATTGAGTTATCAACAGCATGTAATGCAGCCTGTCCGCAATGTTCTAGATATTTAGATGATGATCCTGAACTTGGGATTGTAGAAAATCCCAACCTACCACAAAACACATTGACCTTGGATGTGTTAAAGTCTTTGATAGATCATGAATGGTTAAAACAGGCCGAGCATGTTAAGTTCGAAGGCACACACGGCGAGCCGACCATGGCCAAAGATTGCATTGACATACTCAGATGGTTTAGAGAAGTAAATCCTACTGTTACCTATGCGCTTCATACCAATGGCAGCACAAGAAATAAAGAATGGTGGCGCGAACTTGCACAATTTTTTCAGTACAATCCAAAACGACGGAATGCAGTGACTTTTAGTTTGGATGGCATAGAAGACACCAATCACATATATCGTCGTCGCACTGTGTGGAAAAAGATCATGGAAAATGCTCAGGCATTTATTGACGCAGGTGGGGTAGCTGTGTGGGATATGATTGTGTTTGAGCACAACGAGCATCAGGTGTTAAAGGCTCGGAAATTGGCCAAGAGCATGGGATTTTATGCATTTGGAATTAAAGTCAGTCAACGAACTCTTATCAGGCCAATTCAGTGGCTCAAGCAACCCAAGACTTGGAAAGAAAATCAAGGCACCGGAACTGTCAAAATCAATTGCATAGGCAAGCAATTTGATGAATTGTTTCTAAATGCCAACGGACTTTATATGCCATGTTGTTTTATTAACGAAAATGCATACGGTCCTGCCATGCCTTCTACACAAAAAGAAATTGAAGAAGTATTAGGAGACTTTTCTCAATACCACAGCAGTCACGGACTTGATCATGCTCTTGAATTGTTTCATCGTGTGAGTGACCGATGGGAAACCAATCCTATGGAGATTTGCAAAAACATGTGCGGCAACGGACATTGGCCAGATCGGTTGCAACAAAAGCAAGTGTCTGAAATATGGGACGAACGGTTTCAAACACCACACACTCAACCTGCTTTGTAAGTCGGTGATTACTAAAGAAGAAATTACACAGAAAATTCTTCAAGGTCTGCCAGAAGATGATAGACCCACTTATGACGAAGCTTGCAAGTCGTGGTGGATGAATTTTAGAGATGGCGGCGGATTTAGACTTACCAATGCTGGGTACATGGCATTGAACACCTGGAACTTTGAAACATACACATTTGCTGTTCCGCCTAATTTGGTTGCTATTGCTAGACATTTGCTAACTTTAGACAAAAAACTAAATTGTCCTTACTACATCAAGATTGGCAAAAACCCGCAGATTGTGCTGTTTGGCAGTAAACAAGCAGTGATGTTGGCCATGTACGGTGATCTAGAAAAGTGGATGACTTTTTTAAACAGAACTTAATTATATGTACTGGAATAACCCCCTAGTTGAAGCACAATGGCCCGGTGCCCTAGATCCTGTTCATGACAGTTTACACAATGGTAAACATTGTTTATTTTGGAACCCAACCGCAGAATTTCAAAATCTACCA